TAACTACCTGTTTAGCCATGTTTATGCACCTATCGCAATAAAGTCAAAGTTGTCTGCGCCAACGTCGTTACCAGCCGAATCCCTGACCACAAAGGTTACAGAGTTCGTGTCTAGGTTCTTACGAATTGGGAATAAGTCTTGATCTGACTCCACCGTGCCTGTTACAGTAGGCTTGAGGTGGAACCTGCGATCAAATTGGAATGTACTTCCGCCGGGATCAATGGTAAGACCCTGTTGTTTCTCGGTTCTTTCATTGACATCGACAGATGATGTGAAGGCCCGTAGAATCTTGAGTCCTTCTTCGCCGGGACGGCGCTTGATCTTAACTCGCTGGCGCACAAAGCGAGCGTCAACTTCACCTCTTGTCCAAGGTCTCCATAACACTAGTGTATCATAACTTTCCGAAGAAGTCAAGGGTTCTGTTATAAGACCATGATCTTCATTGCTTGATACTGCTTGTGCTACCGACCCGTAGTCCTCCGCAGAGTCAAACCCGTTAAGGTTTTCATCTGTGTTCCTAGTGCTGATCTCATACAAGATGCGTGGGTCAGAGATAGGCAGGGCTACATCAAGTTCACCGTAGTCCTCTGTAACAGTTACGCTGTCAGAGATGGCTAGGTAATTCTCTTGCTCTTGTACTCCCTGAGCAACACTGCCTTGGTCATCGACCTCATCGTATATCTCAAGAGAGGCATCAACGATACCCCAGACTCGTACATTCTCTGCATCAAACCCAAGGTCTACTTCATCAGTGACGTAGTAAGCCTCTTCGTTGTTAGTTGCGACAAGAGAGCCGTTCTGGTCTTCAAAGCCAACGTAGTAACCAGTGCCTTCCCAGTCCTCTTCGTGGCTTGTCTGCTCAAGAAGCTCAAACTCTGTTTTGACAACTAGGTCAATCTGAGCTGCTGTCTGAGAGAAGTTACCTGCTGTGTCGATTGCTTTACAGAAGAAACGGAAGTCACCCGGAGGAATATCAGCCTCAGTGACTACGTTAGTCTTAGTCGTCTCTGCAACCTTGATAGAGTTATTGAAAGTCGCCTTGCCTCGCGGCCCGTAGCGAACCTCGTAACCTTCGATGTCAGGTGTCGTTGTGATTTCCTGCCAACGGAACACAACACTCTCACCGTTCTGTACAGCCTGAAACTGCTCGACATTAGGCGGAGGGGTAGACTTGCCGATAACTGTGTGCTTCTGAGGGTCAGACCAAGCAGAGAACAATCCGTTCTTTACGCCACGCACTTGTACTTCGTACTCAATGCCTTCATCGACATCAAAGACAGAAAGATTTGTTGATCGAGTAGGCTCTAGCGTTTCAAAGCTAGTATCACCTACTGGTCTGAATCTGATCTGTGTCTTCTGATCCCATCCGGGGAATGAGGTCAGCGCAGTAGATACAACCATCCTGACGCGAAGTGATCCATCATCATCAACGTATAGAACGTTCTCGTCAGACCTGATATTCTCTATGTCAGGGATTCTAGGTGTAGTCTGATCTGGGCTTACTGGCTCTGTAAGAACAGGGTCAAAAGCAGGAACATCACCTTCAAACGCTTGCTCAATCTCATCAGCGGCAGGAACAGTAGTGATGCCAGCAACAAAGTCGCCTTCTGGTTCAATAGCAGTGACCTTAACATCAATGCTTTCTTTGCCCAGCTCGCCAAAGATAACTAGGTCATCAGGGCTTACCTTGTCAACATCAGAGTTCAGAAGAACTGTTTGGTTAAGTGGCCCTTCTCCTAGCCTGCAACCTACGACTGAGATGCTTCCGTCTGAGTGCTGAATCTTGACGCCATATTCTTCGCCATCATCTACGACAATCTCGTCAAGAACAATCTCTCTGTTAGAGACGGCTTCTTTGATACGCCCCGCAGCAATACCTACTAGAATTGTGTCATACTGAATAGTCAGCATGTCGCCACGAGTATAGCGAAGGTGCTGCACATCTTGCTTAAAGTTATATCGCTCTGGACGTAGGCGTTGTTGCGCGATGTGGTAGCGCCCAAACTTCCACGCTTGATCTGGGTCAGTTACACCCTTAGCTTCTAGCGTCTCAAACTTCTCTGCGTTGCTTTCATCAAACCCGTCATCAAAGACTAAGCGCTCTGTATTCTCAAAAGTAAGTTCGTCAACAAATCTGACTCGAAGTGCATCAGGAACTTCAACAGCGGCTAACTCATAGTTAAAGCCAAAGCTGTTACGAGGACTGATAATCATTTTCGGGATAGACTGAACTATGTCTCTGACCACACCAATCTTAGCATCAGCGCTAAAGTTCCAGTTAGCTAATCCAGTGCCAGCAACCTCTGTCGCTCTTTCAAAGGTAGTGCCTGCTGAGTCAAATACGCCGTTGTATTCGAAACCTTCAGCATCGCAGTAGTTAGCCCACTCAAGCAAAGCGTCTGCGTCAAGATCACTTTGCTCAAGCGGTCTTCGGTTAGCCTCGCCAGTCCAGATGTCAGCATATACCCAAGCTGGATTATTAGTTGTTTTTGGAGACCAGCTAGACCCGTCGTAGGCATCAAGAACTGAAGTTGCTAATACAGACAAATCATCAATGCGACCATTGAGCTGATCTGTAGACTTAATACGCATCGCCATGCAAACTGTACCGTCCACATCAAAAGGCTGTACTGATCTGATGGATCTAAGAGCGTTCCAAGCAAAGTCTGCTACAGTGTTTGTGGATGCACCAAAAGAAGTAGATTTTCTTGTCAGACGTACCTCGTACTGACCTCTGTCTACTCTCCAACGGAAACCTTCTCTGATAGTCTCTTTCTTACTTGAACTTATAACAAAGTTTTCTTCTTCAACAATCCAAGTTGAGGTGCCGACTTCTCTGTACTCAATCCTCCATCGAACAGTACCGTTACGAGTCTTTGCTTTGTCGTTTACAGAGAAAAGTCTTCCTGCAAGACCGATGCTGATTTCATCTGTGTTAGGTTCAGTTGTCCTTACAGCAGAAACACCATCATCATTCTTATCACTAGAGAAGGCAGGGTCGATCTCTATGATTTGATCTGAGTAGAGAGTCATTTGATCGGGAGTCCCGATTTCGTACTCTACTTCATCAAACTGGCCTAAGTCTGTCTCGCCTATCTTTAGAGGTGCGCCTGAAAGAGCGTCTTGCTCAGTAAGTTTACTGTACCCAGCACCTACTTTCTTGCCACCAATCTCAATAGGGCCATAGCCAAGGCAAAGGAACATGCGAAGGTATTGGTCATCCCCACTTACCTCTGTATATGGCCTAGCCGTCATCGGGATAGGCGGGAAGAATCTGAATGTCCCGTAAAGTCTAGGGATTGGCTTAAAGGCAGCAACTTGGTTGCTTGTTCCTGTGATCGACTCTAGGCGATTAAAAGACTCTGGTGTTTGCGTTTGTGGTTGCGCTGGTGTAGGTGGCGGGATAAGCGTGTTTATTGCATAGTTTCCTGCTAAGCCTATTGCCGCGCCTGCTGCGTAAGCACCAAAACTTCCTGCCTTTATACCTAAGAATGGTATTCCCGTTTGAACTGCAACATAAGCAGCAGCAGCAGCGACAACAACACTAGCAACAGACTTTAAAACATCTTCGGCTCCGCCTTGAGGGACAGGCCACAAGACCAAGGTGGTATTGTCTTTTACTCTAGTTAATCTGTGTAATTCTTCTGGGACTTCTCTACCGTTAATAAATGCAGCAACGGGAGCGCCACCAGAGATTTCGTAGATGCTTTGGTTAGCAGCTACGTCTGCGTAAACCCATTCAGGCTTTAGAGGATGTTTGCTTGCTTGTACAGTAACGCTCAACTGTTAAACCCCTTGTACCTGTAGAAACCTTCTACCCGGCTTTTCCACCGAATACCTGTATAATCTTCTATGCAAGAAGTCCCGCCGTTGTAAGCGTGTAGCATCTGACCCGGCTCAACGACCACTCCTATGTGAAAAGGACGTCCTCTAATGACAACCACATCACCTTCTTGTGGATCGTATACTTGCTCTGTCATCTCAACCATTTTTTGTTGTACCCGAGCAGTGCGATCCTTATTCTGTGCTTCTTCCAGCCCTTCGTCTTGTTTTCCTAAATCAACCCCGTATGCACCTTCAAAGACTTTTGCTACTAAACGAAAGCAGCCGTGTGGGGGTTCATATTCTACTCCCACGAAAGGTCTATATTTAGCTAGAGACATTAGACGGTGCGAATTGTCCTGATGGGAAGGCGTCGTTAAGTGCGCCTTTTAGAAATGAAGCCCTGACTTTAACTTGAGTTGCTGAGTCTGCTGTCATAGAGTCAAACTCAAACTTAACCGGGCCGAATTCTATTGTGTCGGGTGAGTCAGACAGTACAATCTCGTATACAACCTGTGCGCGTTCACGCTTACCTGCAAGTTCTCTTAGAGCCTGAACTACTCTTTGGTCAACTGCATCACCAGTAATGTCAATAGCAGGTGGCCTATCTTGTACTTGCGTTGAGGCAGAGACTTGAAAAGGGAACCTAAGAAAAGTACCTGATGCCCTAACTAGGTCTTGTGTGTCATTGACTATTCTGATGGTATCTATATCTGAGTGGCTGATTGTCAAGCACTCAAGAAATACTTTCTCAGTAGCAGACGATAGGACAGCTTGTAACGCACCTTGTGACAATGCCATTACGGTATGATCTCCAAGTTCAGTTTGACAGTGTAAACCTCTCCTGAAGCGACAGAGATGCTAAAAGGACTATCTGCTACAAACCTGACCGTCGCTGCTTCTTCTGTGATAGGGTGAACCCAGTCAAACTCTAGGCTACCCATAGCCAGTGTATTCTTCCAGAAAGCAAGTAAAGTGGAGTATTGGTCTTTGTCTAAGTACATTTGACCAGAGAAAGGCTCCACTGCTGCTGTAAAACGTCTACGCTGAAAAGGCTTGCCGAACTCCATGTCTGTACGAATAGAGCCTGTTGGAGCCTGATATTGAAAGCCTTGCTGATGAAGTCTTTGCGGAAGTGATGCGGGCCAGCTTGCCATAGTTAGAATTGCCCTTGTCTTGCTGCACCGTGACGACGAAAGACACCATCAAGTTGACCTTGACCGTCTAATCTCTCGATGCTTGATTTAACCATAACATCAACAGTCTGTTCACCATTCGGGCCACGGCGTGAGCTTTGTTGCTGCGCCTCTAATCTCTCGCCACCTTGGTTGATGATGTTTACAGTAACGTCTCCGCCACCGCCCATTTCAGTGTTAGGTATTATTCTGCCATCTTGTCCCGGAACAAATAACTCAGGGCCACGCTCACCGACTAAGTGGGCTTTATTGCTGAATACGTTACCGCCATTAGCTGCTGGTGGGCCTAGCATCGTAGCGCCACTTACGCCGCCTTGCAATCCACTTCCAGAGAATCCTTGGATGTTGGCAGTAGTCGTTCCGGCAGTGCTACCGCCAAACATACTACCTATTGACTGTGTTGCAAAACTGGTTAACCCTTGAGCAAGAGGGCCAGCAATTTGCTGTTGAATAATAGTCCTAGCAATCTGCTCTGCCAGTGAAGCAAAGGCATCTGAAAGAGACTCGACATCCATGATTACGTCGGTGATTGAATTAGACAAGTCACCTCTGATAGCGTCAGCTATATCTTTTGCATCACGCTCAACTTTGCTCATTGGAGCTTCA